TGCGCCACAGCCGGAAGGTCCAGAAGCTCATGGCTCAGGGCCTCACCGACGAGCAGATCGCGCAGGAGCTGATGCTGACGGTGGAGGAAGTGAAAGTGTACGCGGAGGTGCACCTCCAGCCAACGGGCAGCGGGCTCGTGGATACGGAGGGCGAGCAGATGGACGTGGCCGCGCCAGACAACGTGCACGAGAACGCGGAGCGGGACTCGATGAAGGAGGAGTTAGACCGAGCCATCAGCCGCCTGAGCGAGCGTGCCCAGTACATCGTCCGAGGACGCCTGCAGACCGAACCAAAGACCTTCACGGAACTCGCACGGCGGTACAAGATCAGCCGCCAGCGGGCCATCGCCATCTACGATGAGTCGATCAAAACGATCCGTTTTTTCTTCCGCAAACAATGAAGGCGTGGACCGAGGCTTACATTCTCTCCCGTATCCGCTCTGTCTTGCGCCGCTTGTCGATGCAGATGCCGTCGATCCGGGAGTGCAGGCTCGCCGTTCGTCGCCCCTACACCGGAAACAATCCGAGGCTCAAGTACGAGTACCCCTGCGCGGCCTGCGGTGGCTGGTTTGCGGAGAAAGAAACGCACGTTGACCACATCGTGCCCGCCGGTAGTCTGAAGTCGTTCGAGGACGTGGGTCCATTCTCCCGACGGCTCCTGTTCCCGACGCCAGACCAACTCCAAATTCTTTGCAAGCCGTGTCACAAGACCAAAACGACCGCGGAACGACGGGCTGCACGACGTAAGCTCTGACATGCTGGATACGCCAGAACCTCCGGAGACCCCTCAGGGCCGCATGCGGGGCGTGTTCCATTCGCTCCCGCACGTCGAGAAGACCGCGGCGCAGGTCGCGATCCTCCGGGGCATCGTGGAGGCCGCAGCGGGCTTCCTGACGCCCCAGAAGAGCCCGTTCGGGGGCAACGAGGAGCCCGTGGACATTGACCCGGAGGTCAAGGAGGCGGCGAAGCGTACGCTCATCTCCACCTTCCACCAGCTTGACAACCTCGTGGATGATCAGGTGCGCTGGACGATCAGCGACACCGACGCGGAAGCCGCGGCAAAGCGACTCCTGAAGACCGAGGCCGACCGGGTGGAGGCGGACGCCGTCCTCAAGAAGATGTTCGCCCAGCCGTTCTACGCGATGCGTGCGAAGCTCTACCGGTCCTCGACGGGCCGGGTGCTGGCCGTGGACCCGAACAACGTCCTGCAGGGGTGGGGCGACACGCCCAAAGCGGCCATCGACGACTTCAACCGCGCCTTCGAGGAGTTCGACGGCATCGGCGACACGAAGCCCGTGGACCCGGAGCCTGCCGACCCACAGCCCAACGACCCGGAGCCCGAGGCCCCAAAGAAGCGGAGCCGTCGGGTCAAAAAGCCGAAGGGCTAAATCGCCCGCTTGCTCACCGCGTTGATGACCGGCTTCGGTTCAATCGGCGAGACCTGACGCGGCGCGAAATTCTGGATACGGGCCGTCGTGAGGCGGGACTCGTTGACGGGCGGGGGACCGGTTAACGTGGCCTGTGCGAGCGGAGCCGTTTGAGGAGCAGCCGCCTGCGTCGGAGCGGCGTTTTCAGCCGCTTGGGCAACGGCAGGGGTAACGAGCTGCTCGATGGTTCCGTTCGCCTGCGCTTCGAGGAGGGCATCTTCCGTCAGGACATCGGGGTTGTAGACGATGGTTGACATGTCCGGCAGCTCGAAAACTTCGAGCCCCAGCTCCGGGAGTCGTCCGAAATTCTGGACGACGGCCTCAACGACCGGCTCGCCCATCGTCGCCTCGCTGACGGGCGGCACGAGGATGCCGGGCACGGTCCCCGCGATGATGTCAGGCAGGGGCGCGGGCAGCTCGGCCTCGACCGGGGTATTGGTCGGGGCGACGGGCTGCATCATCGTGGCGTTGTCGAGGGGAGCGGCCATAAATCAACAGGACCACTGACGGCGGGACCAGTAGTTCGCCGACAGCTTGTTCGAGGTGTTGCCCTGACCCGCCGAGCGGGCGCAGTAGTTGGACTTGCGACCCGGGATGTGCTTCTTGATCGAGAGCTTCGGGTCACCGAAGCGGACGAGGCGCACGTCGTCACCCTGTTTCGCGAGCACGGCGAATTTCTTGCCTTCGCCGGGCGTGCGCTTGGGCTTGTTGTATCCGGAAAAACGTTCTCCGCGGTATTCGATCATGACGGGTAGGTGAGTATACGACTACTTTTTCAGGGCCTTGGAAATGTTGGCGGCGGCGCGGATGGCGGCGGCGTTGCGCTCCATGCGTCCCGCGACCCCGTGCTTCTCGCCGCGCTTGTTCATCGCGACGGACTCCCGGTACTCCTTGTTGTTGAGGTACTCGTCGGCTGCTTCGGGCAGCTTTCCGGCGCGGATGAGCTTCAGGGCCTCCGGTGAGCCGGACATGTCGCCGCGGAAGAACCCGTCGAGGATGGCCACCTTGGCCTCCTTCGGCAGCGTGTCGTACGCCTTGCCCAGCTCGCGCTTGGCCATCTTGGCCTTGGACGCAAGGTCACGGGCAAAGATGTCGTTCACTTCCTGATCGGACAGCGTGCGACCGATCATCGACTTCTGCTCCGCGGGCGTCATGAGGTGCCCGATGCCGACGGTCCAGAAGCCCTTCGTGTCCTTGTAGGGCTTGTTCTTCACGCCCTCGTTGGCCGTGATGTACTCACGCGCCGCGACGATCACTTCGTCGGGCTCCGGGGCCGGTTCGGCGGCGAGCGGCTGGGCCTTGGGCTTCGCGGCCTTGGGGCTTACGGTCGCACCGGCCAAGGGCGCAGAGGCCATGACCGGCGGCGTGAACTTCACCGTGAAATCGTTGGGCGTCATAGCTTGTCTTGTTGGCGAAACACCGAAGGAATGGTCGCAAGTTCTTCCGCGCCGAGTTCCGGCTCAGGCTGATCGAATGCCAGCCCGACATACACATCCCGAGTCAGCGGGAGGTCCTGCCGGAGCATGAAGTCGATCACGGCGTCACTTCCACGAAGGGGTTCCAATTCCTCCGGCGATTTCGTAGATTTGTTTTCGGGCTTCATCGGGTGAGATTTTTCCTTCCTTGACCTGCTGCCAGATGGCGTTGACTCGTGCCTTATTTGTGGCCGTTTTGAACTCCGGTGTAAAGAGCAGACGAACAGCTTCCCAAGTGATCGACTGCATCTCGCGTGGAAGCCTGTCACGACGCTCCGCGGCGTCTCGGTAAGCATCGGCGTAGACTCCGTAAATTCCGGAGGCTCCGGTGAACGCAGAAGAGTATCCCGCACCGAGATTTTGAGCGACTTCGATGTCTCCGCCAGCCAGAGGCCGCAGTAGCCCAGCGGCAACAGCATGCGTATCGATTGTCACATCTCCAAAGTTGATCTCGTTCGGAAGAAGAATGTTGTTGTAGAAATTGCGCACCTTGTGCTCTTCGCCGAGCTGCTGAGACACGTTCGAGCGCGTCGGATTTTCGATGCTAGAAAGAGCCTTCGCGATGGAGCCGAAACCGCCCCACGCAACTTTGGAGAGCCTTCCGTTAGCGTTGCGAGCTGGTCCGGAGAAAGCTCCTTCAGGCGTAACGATCTGGTATGACCTCGGCGAGTTTAGTTCGTCGTAAGCGCGTAGAATGACTGCCCGTTCGAGGAGTCCGATATCAGAAAAAGGTTTTCCGACGCTTTCTTCGATGGCCTGTAGTAGTTTAGGGTTCTTTTTTCCGAACTTACCCTTGAACCAGTTGACTGCCTCTTGCGGAACTACCTCGTTCAGCAGGTTGGCCCGAGTCTCAATCACGCGTCGGGCCAAGTCCACGTTCATGAACCAGTCTTTCTGAGGAGACAGCGACGCCAGAGCTCCCGCAATACCGACGCGTGGGATGTCGTAAGTGTTCGACCAGTCCTCGGTGATCTTCCGAGCACCGTCATACCACAGTTTGGCGCGTTCTCGAAGTTCCGCATCGAACTGGTCATGCAGCCAAACGAGGTTGTCCGAAATTTGGCGTTGGAACTCAGCGATCAAAGCCTTGGGAGACCTGATGCCCTTTGGCGTTCCGGGATAAGAGCGAATAAGCGATGCCACTCGATTGGCTGCGTCAGCATCCCCGACGACATCCTTTGACGTGATAACGAGCTGACTCGTGAGAGCGTTCTCGGTCGCTTTTTTGGCTGTAGGAACGCGAGTGCTCACTCGATCTGCCGCGTCTCCGATTTCAATTTCAGACGCTTTGGGCGTGAACTCAAGTTCTGTGGCGGGGCTGATCTTAGGCTTTGCCGTTTCTTGAGCCAACGGACCCACCGTAGTCGGCAGCGTCTCTTCCGCCAGCGGAGCCTCGGGGGCAGTGGTCTCGCCGACCATAAACCGGAAGTCCCGATTCGCGGGGCCAAGAGCGGCCTCGATGAGCTCCGGTGGAACAAGGAAGTTCTTCTGCTCGCCGAACGGACGGTCTTGTGGCGGAACGTAGTCGGGGTCACCTTTCTTGGGGATCGAGCCGTCGTCCCGACGGAGGTGTTGGCCGAAGTTGACCCACGCGTTTTGCGCCAGAGTTTCAGCCGCCACAGCTCCCTGAGCCGCATCGGAGTACATCCGGGAGTGGCTCTTCCACGCGTTGAGTTCACCTCGTGGTCCAAACTGAAGTCCCTGCTGGGTGTGCCCGAAGTAGTCGTGAACGATACGGAACACGTCGTTCACCAGCAGCTCAAAGTCCCCAATCTTCAGACCGCTCTTCTCCAGCAACGGATTGAAGGAGTCCTGCGTGCCTTGACCAAACGCGCTGTCGGTGCGGAGGAAATACAGGTGCTTGTTGTCGCGCACATCACGCATCATCTCTTCCGACGACGCGTACGGCTCGCCCACGCCGTTGTACGGCTCAGGCTCGATACCGGCATCGATCATCGCCTTGTACTGCTCAACCGTTTCGTCTGCCATCGCCTGATACGCACGCAGCACCTCAGGCGAGTCAGGTTCATGCTTTGCGACGTTCTGGAAGTAGTCGGCGATCTCCTTCAGCAGGTCTTCTGGGACTTGGTCGTAGGTCGTGTGCGGCTCGTACTCCCGGCGAAACGCCTTCCGGACATAGTCGGACGCGACCTGAATCGTGTCGTCGTTGCCCGCGGGCATGAACTGCCGCGAGTCTTCACCGCGATTGACGATGCCTCGGCCCGGGGCGTCGGTGGCCGTGGTGACCTTGTCGTACACCGGATGGACACGTCCGCGGACCTCGATCTCGCCCACTTTATCTCCAACCTGCAGAACGCCGCGGGTAGTCGGGCGCAAACGCGGCTCGCTTTTCTTTTCAGCGTAGCGGGCCAGCTCGACTGGCGTGTCGAATTGCGCGTTGAGCGTGTAAACGTGGTCGTTGCCGATCTCGACGCTAACCAACGTAGAGGTTGGCGACGGGGCTTCTCCAACCCACTTCCATCCAGCGGACTGCTTGAAGAGGTTGGTACGAATCTTTCGACCCGAGGCTGGAAGAGCCGCTTGAACGTCCGACGTTTGAAGGCTCGGCCTTCCGGTACTTACGTCGATGGAGCCCGTCTGATACACGCGTCCGGTGATGTCTTCTCCCGATCCCGTATCGACGTACTTTCCTCCGCGAATGTAGTCTTCGGTGTCGTATCGAGCGAAGAAGCCCGGAGGAGTTACTTTCGCTCCACGACGCCCCGCCTCTTCGCCCGTTCCGGTGAATCGCTCCGGGATGGGGAGCGCACGGGGCATGAATCCGATCTGAATCGTCCCCTGCACCGGAGCGCGGACGTTCAGGTCTTCGCGAACTTTGACGGGATCGACGATGCGATTCAGGCGTAGCTGCTCAATTGCAACGTGGAAGAGTTTCGGGTCGAATCCGATGTCGCGCAGCTCCTTGTTGACGAGGTTGAACTCGTTCGCTGGCACCGTCTCACCGGCCTTACGACCCGGTACCTGACGGGACTCAACAACTGCCGCCCCGTTGGCCTTCGCCAGACGTTGAACAAACGACTGGGACGCAGATGCACCCTCACCGTAGTCGATGGCGTTCCGCAGGCCCATGAGCGAATTGATGAGCCTCGACGCGCCTTCGGGCACCGGCACGGGGGTGTACCCGGGCGTAGGGTCGGGGATGTCCTCGGCTCGCGTGTCCTCGGTCTTTACCAAAGGCTTGCCGTCACCGCGCCATCCGTTGGCCTGATTCTGCAGCCAGTTCTGGAACTGCGTGCGGAACTCCGGGCTCTCCAGCGACTGCACGCCCGTGACCCGAGCAAGGCGGGCCGCGGCGTCTGGGTTGCGCTGCAGCCAACCGCCGAGCATGTCGATGTTGCGGATGACCTTGTCGAGTGAGAACGCGAAGAGGGTCGTTGAACCCGTCTTCGTCGTCCGCAGCTTGTAAGGCACCATGACCTTGTTGTAAATCTCGCGGAACTGGTCGCCGACACCTGCAGCTTCGCCCGCGTCTGCGAGTGCACGCTGTTCAGCACGCTGCGGCTCGGTCAGATCGGACGAGGCTTCGGGCTTTTCAGCCTCCACTGCGGAGCTGTAGCTGACCTCGAAAGGCCGACGGCTTCCGCGCAGCTTCTCAAGCTCTGTCGAAATCGTTTGGCGATTAGCTTCCTCGACTTCGGGCGTGGCCCTCTTCTCCGGCTCCTGAGGCCCTGCAATCGCTTCACGTTGCCCCGGCTTCGTGTAGATGCTGCGGGCGGGCCGTGGGGTCGTCTGGCCCGGCTCGGCGGGCGTCACGCTGATCGGCGTCACGGCGGGGGCCGCAGGGGCCGCTGGAGCCGCGCCAACGGGCGGAGGGGCCGCAGGGGCCTCTGGAGCCACGCCAACGGGCGGAGGGGCCGCAGGGGCCTCTGGAGCCACGCCAGCGGGCGGAGGAGCCTCGGGGGCGACGGGAGCCTCCGCTGGGGTCGGGACGGCCTCCGGAGGGGTCGGGGCGGCGGATGCGGGGCCTCCGGGAGTCGTGACGGGGCCAGCGGTGCCCGCTAAATCGAACTGACCCGCTTGGCGAAGCGCATTGATTGCATTAACAGCAATGAATGACGGCGTGAACTGCAGCGTCTGGGACGTGACGACATCGGCACCGGGGACGATGCCCCGCAAGCCCACGCGCTCCGCGAGGATGCCGACCGAGTTGTAGATGCGTGCCGCGAGGTTACCGGGCGTCCCGAGCTGGCTCAGGGGCGACCCGTTCAGCGCGACCTGAAAGTTCTCCGAGATGACCTCCTCGATCAGGGTGTCTGTGTCAGGCAGATCAATACCGCGGGAAGTGTAGTACTCCCGCATCTGCTCAAGCTCCTCCGTGGTGTACCCGTCGAGCACCGCGTCGCGGAGCTGCTTTTGGCTGGATGCCGGGAGGGAATTGAAGACGACGTGACCCACCTCGTGCATGAGGCTCTCGCTGCCGCCACGAACGAGCGCGATGCGCCTGCCGTTCTGGCCGGTCGCGTACACCACGCCGGACGACTTCGCACCGCCCGCCTGCGTCTGGTCCAGCGAGTCGTAGGTCGCGGGGTCGATGACGTAGAGTTCGTTCTTGTCCCCGATGAGGTCGCGGAGTGCCTCGATGCGGTTGGCGGAGTCCGCGGGCAACTGGCTGACGTACGCGGCGTGGGCCGCGTCGAGGTCCGCCGTGCCGTAGGCCGTGGTCTTGGCCCGCTGGGACTCAGGAACAACCTGACTGCTGGGCGTCCACATGCTGCGCCCAAACTGGCGGACGGAATTCCTCGCCACGTCCGCACCGGCACCGAATCCACCGGCCACGGCACCACCAGCGAGCAGCGTCGCACGCTCCTCCACCGTCTCGGCGGGAAGAGCCAGCGGTGCCATCGTCGCCGTACCGGCCACCGCACCCCGCGTGAGGTCGCTGACGATCTCGTTGAGTTTGCCAACCGGACCCGTGATCGGGGCCTTGATCGCTTTGCCCGTGCGGGTGATCGCACCCGGCAGGTTCTTGACGACTTGACGGCCTACGGAACTACCGCCGCCCATCGCGGCCATCGCAGCCGCCGGGACCGATCCGCCGGACGCGAGCGTAATTCCCCCGGCAATCGTGCCACGGGCCACGGGGCTCTCCGCGACCTTCTGGGCCGCGGTGCCGACGCTCTCCACCGTCGTGCCGAGGGCTCGACGCGGGAGCGACACGGCCTGACGAGCTGCCTCCTCCGCCGACGCCTGCGCCGTACGCCGCTCGGCGATGGTCATCAGGCGCGGGGCCGCGGACACGAGCCGCTGAGAGAGGGTCTTTGCGCCTGCCTTCGTGAGATTCTTGGCGAGGACACCCGCGCCGAACGACGCCGCGTTGTCGATGGACGCGAATTCACCGATGGGCGAAATCATCTCCACGTCCTCCTCGGCCACGACCTGCACGGGCTTGCCCGTCTTCTCGTCCTTCGCCTTGGTCTGGCCCCGCTCGAACGAGACCATCGTGTCGATGAGGTCGAGGTCTTCTTTGAAGCGTTCGCGGATGGACTCGTCGTCGAAGTCCTCCACGCCGAGGGTCACGATGCGCCCCAGACGCTGCAGCAGACGGCCCGTCTCGTACGTCCCCTGCAGGGCACCGTAGGACAGGAGCTTCGTGGCAGGCGTCTCCGGCTGCTTCACGGGCTCCATGCCGAGTACCTTCCGGGCACGGTTCAGCTCCTCGATCTTGATCTCCCGGGCCGTCTCAAACGCGGCCTGCGGGGTGTAGCGGATGATTCCGTACAGGCCCTTGGCGAGGTCGTCAAATACGTCGGGGGTCGCCTTGCCGAACTCAATCACGTCCTGCATCGACACGCCGGGCTGCGGCTGGCGGGCCTTTTCCTTGATGATGTCAAACGCGGCGTCAACGAAGAGGTCGTCGATCTGGTTGTCGCGCTTGTTCTCAGAGAGCCAACGCAGCGTGTTCTCGTACCCGTCCACCTCGCCCAGCTCCTGCATCTTCTCCGCGGTCTTCTCGCGCAGAATGTACTCGATCATGCCCCGCGTCGGACTGTCCGGCGTCTCGTCGAAGAGCCGTTTGAGCGCGGGTAGGCCGGACGCATTCAGGTTCTCCGCGAGCGTCCGCGCCGCCTGCACCTCAGGAGAGTTTAGGTTCTCTTCTTCGGCTTTCCACGACTCCGCGAATACATCGCCGACGGACTTGCTCGGTGTTTCCATGAAGCTGAGTATACGGCTTGGAGCCGTACCTACAATGCAATTACGGCCTCGGACCAGCGACTGCGTTGGCCGTAGCCCGGGACAGGCCCAAGTAGATGTCTACCGCCCCCTTAATCCGGTCCGGCTTCGGGGAAGCCTTCGTGCTGCCCTTGCCTGCGCCCTTGCGGGATCGCGCGGTGGCCTGCTCGGCGAGTTCCGTGATCCGCTGAAGCTGGGGCGAGCCGTCAATCGCGATGAGTTCGCTCTGCGGCTGGAACCCGGCCAGCGTGCCGTTCGCGTCGAAGTACCGTGAAGCCTCCTCTTGGTCCCGGATGGCCGTCTGGAGCACCCGGAGGTTGTTCGCGATGAGGTCGAAGTTGGCCTCCGCGTCGAAGAGCGGGTTGAATGCGCGGTTCGTGAGGTCCCGGGACTCGCGTTCCGTGAACTGACCGCCGAGGATTTCTCGGGAGCTTTGCTGCACGACCTGACGGACCTTGTTGGCCGCGAGTTCGAGGTCTTGGGACGCGAGTTCGGAGAGCTTCGGGAATCCGATGAAGGTGCCGATCTTCGTCCAGTCGATGAATCCCCCGTTGGTCTCCCAGTTGGCGAGCAGCTCCGCGGCCTGAACGAGGTTGTTCGCGTTCTGCTTCTGCTGGGCACGCTGGCCCTCCGTCGTCTGGGCCATGCGCTTCTTGAACTCCACGTCGCCGGTCTCGATGCCCTTGTTCTTCAGCAGCGTGTCCTTGTCGAGGATCGGGTCACCGCGGTCAACGACCACGTTGCCCACCTTGACGACCGGCACGACGAACGGAAGATTGTTGTCATCGAGCCCGCGCTCTTCGCTCGTCTGCGGCTGGAGCTTCTGACGAATTGCAGCGATGTCCTCTTCCCGCTTGGCTTTCCACTTGCTGGCTTCGTTCGCGGTGAGACGCGCCGGTGGAGGCGGCAGCAGACTGACCTGACGCTGGGTCTCCTGCTCGATGACGTTGGTGAAGTCGGGCATGCCGTTGACCACTGGCACATCCGGGAGCGCGGCGAGCGTGCTCACGGTGGGCCGGTAGATCAGCTCCTGCCGGGTCTTCGGGACGACGGGCTTCGGGGCCTCCGGTTGACCGGTCGTCACGGTGAAAGTGGGTGCGGCAACGGGCGCGGGGGTCTCGGTGATCGTCTCTTCAGCCAACACGCCTCCGCCTCCAGCCGCTGGAATCGACGTAGCCTGCCCGGTTTGGGCCAACGCATCAATCTCCTCCTGAGTCAGAGGCTTGAGGCCCGCGGCTTCAGCTCGTGACCTCTCGGCTGCGGCCCGGTCGGCGTCAATCTTCGCTTGCAAAGCCTGACGCTCAAGCGCGGCCTGATCCAACTTGCTCTGCTGGATACGCTCGTAGTTCTGGGCCATGTAATTGGCCTCCATCTCCGCGAGCTTGAGCTTGTTTCGTTCGAGCTTGTTGCGCTCCTTCTCAAGGTTGATCTGCTCGAACATGAGCGGGAGCTTTGCGGCCTCGCTGAAGACGCCGAGACCCGCGGTTGGGTCAAGTTTCGGGATGAACGCGCCGATCTCCACGCGGGGAGCCTGCGGAACAACGCGAATCTGAGAAGTGGGTACGGCGGGCATGAGTTATTTCTTGAACAGGCCGGTGAACGTGGAGTTGATCCCCGTGGTCGAGGTGCTCGTGGGCATCGACGAGTACTTGGCTGATCCGAGCAAGCTCGTATCGGTCGGCGTGAGGCTGAACTTGAACGGACCACCCGAGCCTCCACCACCGCCGCCGCCTTTCCCACCGCCGCCTTTCCCAAACGCACCAGCAGCCAAGCCGAGGCCCGACTGAATGCCCCCAACCATCTGTCCAATACCAGCCGCGGCACCTCCTGCCTTGATGGCTGCGGCGTCCATGAGACGCTGGTTGTAGGCGTTCGTCTGACCGACTTCGATGTCCGCCAAGCTACCGGAGGACAGACCGCTCTCGGGGAGAGCCTGATTGGCAAGCGTCTGGAAGAGGTTGCCCGCTTGGGTCAGCTCGTTGCTCGTGGCCTCGACGCCCATGCCAAGGGAACGAAGAAGTTGATCGCCCGCGCTCAGGCCCAGTTGAGCTTGAGTCAGACCGAGGTCGGACTGCATCTTTCCAGCCTCCAAGGCCGCCCCCTGACGGGCCTGCTGGAGTTGGAGTGACGTAAGACCGAGGTCACGGGCAGTGAGCCCGCGTCCGGCCTGCGAACCGATGATGCCGGAGCGTCCTGCACCGGACAGCGCACCGCGGACCACCGCGGCCTGCGTCTCGGGGTCAAGCTTGCCGCCGAGGGCAAGTTCCGCAGCGATGCGGTCCGTGGCCTGCTTGAAGAGCGGGGAGCCCTCGTAGGTGGGCGTCGCGGAAGCGGGCTGGAACCCGAGCAGGCTTTCCATCGCCTGCGCACGACGCGCCTGTGCGCCGCCGCCAAACTGGGCCAGCAGGTTGCCGGTCGTCGCCTCGCGGAGCTGCGCGGTGCCGGGGAGGTACTTCTTCTCCAGCTCCATAGACTTCGCGAGGTTGGCCTCGGAGTTGGCGCGGGCGTCGGCGACGAGCTTGCCGATGTCGATGGTCTTCTGCTTCGACATGGCCTCGTCGGCAGCACGGGACGCGGCCTTTCTGGTCTTGCTGCCGCCGATGAGTCCGGCGATGGTACTGGCGGCTGCGAGAGATGCAGTGACGGGGTCCATGGCTTAAAGTTTCCGAATGAGGACGAAGTCGGCGGTGGAGTTGGACGCCGCGACGGTGACGTTGCCGGTGTTGGTGCCGTCTTCGAGGGAAAGAGCGATCTCCACGATGTCCCCCACGCCGAGTTCGACGAGGGAGTTGACCTGCGGATACCACCGGGCACCCGGGGGCGACGAAAGGGCCATGCCTGAGGAGTGGTAGTTGCCTGAGTTCTTCAGGATCGTGAGGGCCATCTCCATGTTCGCTGCGACTCCAGTGTTGTTGTCGATCTGGAGTTCCGCAGAGACGAGGTAGATGCCGTTGACTGGTGCCACGAAGCGACTGTTGGTCGCGTCATAAACTGTATCGGGGTCAATATCGACCGAGCTGAACAGTATCTTGGTATTCGTGGCGAGATCGGAGATGTTCACGGTCTGGTTGACCGGAAGCGACACACTGACCGGGTAGTTCACGCGCACGGCGTCCACGGCGTTCGTGATTGCCGTGTTCATCTGCGTGGTCGTGGAGTAGTCCGCCGCAATCGTGGCGAACTGCATCTGGATGGCCGTGATGGTGTCCTCGAAGATGCTCCTCCACGCGCCGGAGGAGTAGTGCTTGATGTCAATGGCCTTCCCGGCACCGTTCAGCTCGATCCAGAAGCTGAATCCAGTGGGGCTGGGGGCCAAGGACGACACGGCGTAGCGAAGTGACGGGTACTGGGTGCCCCCGTTCGAGTCGATGACCGTCGGGGACACCACCGGGATGTAGGTCGCGAGGACATCGTCCCAGACCCACAGTTCCTTGCCGTCCTTGAACCACGGGCCGAGGTTGCTCGTCGGCTGCGCGGCTCCCACCGTGAAGGAGGACCACGGTACGGACGGCGAGATGATCAGGCGGGCCGCGAATTCCTCCAGCAGGCCCTGCGGATCGGTATCCAGACCCTCGGGGAGGGCTCCGGCTGAGACATCAAATGTAACGGGGTTGGGCACGGTGGTAGGATTAGTTTACGACTAAAGTAGGGACGTGTATCCGTCGGACGACGAAGGAATCTGAGAATAGTACACGATGCCGCAGATCGCCGGGGACTCGTAGAAGATTTCCACGACCCGGGGACTGATCGGCCTAGCGAAGTCAAACTTTACTTGGTAGGGCATTATCGGGTACAGACCAAACCAGCTTGGGCCTTCCCCTTCGCGTAGCCCGCGGCCTTGCGGTCCGCGTCACGCTGGGAGATGATGCTCTGGGACGACGCGACGGCGGACACGGGGGTACCCGTGCCCACTTGGCAGGTGGCCGTGGCCACGTCGGTCTTGCGGTAAACTCGGTTGTAGGGCATCAGGGTGCGGTGTTACAGGGCGTTGGGTTGTCCAGAAGGCCGGTACGAACAGGCTGGGCCGTGTCCACGTTCTCCACCTGACCCTCGGCGGCACCGACTCCGGTCTCGTCGAACGTGCGGGCGAAGATGCGGTACGACCGCAGAGCGGCCTTGCCGGACCAGACGATGAGCAGCGAGAACGCACGGTCGTGACGGTCCGTGAACTGGGACTCGATGCCGCAGGTGCTGCCCTCCTGACGGTCGTTGAGAATCTCGGTCGTGCGGACGACGCGTGACTGGGTCTGGTAGGCGAAGAGTTTCGTGTCGAGGGTGATCTGCTTGTTGTACGTCAGGTTGCCCTCGGGGGCCACGAAGCGGAAGACGGTGAGTTCCTTGTAGTTCCCGCGCATGCCCGCCCAGTACACCTTCACGTCGAGCGTGCCCTGAATCTCCGTGAACTCCAGCTCCGCGAAGCGGAAGGTCTTCATGTCCAGCCCGCGGGCCATCTCGTTGAAGTCAGTGTGGGACTTCGTCTCGACGTAGCAGGTGATCGGCTGTCCGTTGTCCTGACGGGTGGGGATGAAGGCTTCCCAGAGACGATTCTTGCCGTCGTAGTCCACCGAGACGTGGAAGATGCGCTGGACGCCGTTCACGGCACCCACGCTCCACTGCACGGGCCGCGTGCCGGTCCAAACACTGTTCCACGCGCTCGCGGAGCCGACGTTCAGCTTCTCGGCGGGCGACTGGTCCATGACCCAAGTGTGGCGGTTGAAGAGGTCGCCGGAGGGGACGGAGAAGATGACGTAGTTCTCGAACGAGATCGCCGCCACCTTGTCGATGTTCGGCGAGAGGTTGCCCTTGGATACGGCCATCTCCACGTCGCGGTAGAGAAGTTCGCTCGACACGCGGCTCTGGGCGGCGGCGTTCAGGCTCGTGATGCCTGTCATCGTCATCCACCAGAGCTGGCCGTACTGGGTGGCGATGGCGCGGCCAGAGGCGCACCCGATCTCGGGGAAGAGAACGCGCTGGAAGTTGGGGGTCGTCTTCCACGTCGCACGGTCGCGGATGTTCGACTGGAAGATCGACGTGGTGTTGGCCGTGAAGACCAGAAGCTGGGGCACTTCCGTGGACGTGATCTCAGCGAGTCCGGTGACATTATCCGGCAAACGGAAACTTCCGCCCTCGGAGAGGTAGTCGGTCTCGGTGAACTTGAGCGGGTCCGCGATGTCGGAGACGAACAGCTCATTGTCACGGCCCACCCAGAGCCGGTCACCGGACCACTTCATCCAGAGGCCAAGCGGAGTCTCGCTGTTCGCCGGGGACAGGTGGCGGGAGATTGAACCGTCCCAGTACGCTGCGGGCGTCCGGGCGTCCTGCATGATGAGCACGTCGAACGGGTCCACCACGGACAACGAGCCGTCTGGGTTCTGCTGGACGGACTTCGTGGCCTTCTCGAACACAACTACGTCAGAACCGGCATAGAACTGGACGTTCGGCAGCTCGCTGTAGGAATTGAACGGGTACGCGGAGACGTACACCTTGCCTGAAATCGCCACGACGTGGTGCCACGCGCCGCCGGTCGGACGGAACAGGGTGTAGCCCTGCAGGCGACCCGGGGGCAGCTCGAAGACGCAGTTGTACCCGGGGCGGGTCTTGAGGACGCCGCCACGGTTCGTGACGTTCATCGCGGAACGGTACTCGGCCTCCTGCAGGAAAGCAGGGTCGAGCGACGAGTCCATGCCGCGAACCCAGAACGCGGAGCCCGCGAACCCGAGACCACCTTGAAGTAGCTTCTGCGGGATCATTCGAGGCGATTGTAGGCGGCGGCGATGTTAGGACCGCGGACTTGTACTTCCGGAGTGGTGACAGGGTTACGGGACAACTGCTCTTTCGTAATGAAGTCGATGGCGCGAGCCAAGTACTTTTCGCCCTCATCGAGCTGGTCGTCTTCCATCTTCTGCGTGGCCTTGAGGGCCATGAGAAGCGCGAACGGGCTGTGGAGGGGGATGATGTCGTTCAGCGTCTTCAGCTTGAAGACACGGCGACGGTAAATCACGCGGACCCAGCCGCAGTTGCGGGAGAGCTTGACGCGGCGGTAGGCGGGCTCGGTCTCGTCGGGAGCGTAGTCCCCGAGGAGGACACCCGTGTTGACTCCGATGTCGAAGGACGTGAGGCGGATGTACCCCTGCGTGACGCTCTTGCGGACGCGCACGATGCGGGAGAACACCTGCTGGTCCGGGTTCGGCACCGCGTACCCGAACACCGTGGGCACTGGGCATCCGTCCACCATCTCGCCGCACACCTCGGTGCGAATCCAGCGGTTCTGCTCGTCGTACCCGTAGACCCAGAGTTCGGCGTTGGTGTCGTTCTGGTTCTCAAGGAACGCGATGAACTGCACCGGATTCGGCGGGTCGTAGAAGAGCGGCACGTCGCCCTTGTCGTCCCAAGTGTAGCTGCACGACTCGCGGCAGTCATCGCCGGGGCCGTTCAGGTGGAACGAGAAGAAGCGATTGCGGGCCTGTGCGGGCGTGCCTCCGATGTTGATGGAGAGGGGAGTCTCCACCTCGCGTGGCAGCGTCACGCACGTCTCGCCGGGGTTCGTGCAGATGTCCACGACGCCGATGAGCGGGTCCCAGTCGGACTCGTTCGCCAGCAGCTCAACGACGTAGTTCAGCCGGTTGAACAGCGTCGCGTCGTCGCAGTTGGCGAGGATGCGCTTGGCGTCTGAAGCGATGTCAGCGACGGTGAACATTTAGTACTTCTCGGGGTTGTCGTCCTCGGACTCGTCAACCATGTCCTCTTCGTCGAGGTCTTCCATGATCGAATCGAGGGCCTCCTCGGCGTCCATCTCTTCGTTCTCGCCCTCGTCCTCGTCCTCGTCCTCGGACTCCATCTCCTCGCCACGGTTTTCGTTGTACTCCGCGTCCTTGCCCTTGCAGTCGCAGATGTCCGTGATCTTCTTGAGCACGAGCTCGACCGACGTGGTCTCGCCACTACGGTCTTCCTTCTCGATCTTCGAAATGCGGGAGAACCGAAAGCGGATTTCACCCTCTTCAGGGATGTCTACGTCGGTGAGGCCATCGAGCCAGAGCTTGGGGAACTTGTCCGGCCCACCGAATGGCATGGGCACGAAGTCTTCGCGTTTGAGGGAGACGGGTTTCATGGTCAGAGCTTGGCGTTGAGTTCCTTGAGGGCGGCGAGCAGGTAGACGGACAGCTTGGCGTAGTTTACAGCCGGACGGCCCTGCTCGTCGCGGGCCACAAGCTGCGGGAAGAGCTTCTCCACGTCCTCGGCGATGAGGCCGACATCGTGCTTGCCCGCCTTGAAGGGCGAGTCGCTCTTCCAGTCGAAGTCAACCGGGACGAGCTGGACGACCTTGTCGAGGGCACCGGTGATCGGGGCGTCGTTTTCCTTGAACTGGCGGGACGAGTACGTCGTGAAGTCTCCGTACCCGTAGCCCGAGATCGTGATGTCCTCGGCGTAGATGTTTCCGCCGCCGTAGGTGTCAGAATCGATGCGTAGGTCACCCGCGATCTGGACCTCGTGCGCCCCCGCAAGCGAGGGGTTGCCCTCGATGAACATGCGGAGATCGTTGCCCGAGCCAACGTCGATGGCCCACGCTCCGGAGACGCCGGTAGGCATCTCAAGGAAGACTTGACCGCCCTCGTTGCCCGTCGGGGGACGAATAAACAAGCACGCGTGGTCGATCTGGGACGCGGCCAGCAGGCCACGCACCGTGAGGTTGTTGAACTCGCCGTCGCCGTTGCCGCGGATGCGCCACCCGGACGTACCGGCGACGTAGTTGTCCGAACGCAGGATCGAGGACGTGGAGTTCGACAGGATGATCTCCTGCGCAGCGATGGTGCCGGAGATGATCTTTCCTGCGCCCACCGTGGCGATCTGGCTATCGACCAGCGTGCCGACCGTGATCGTGGCCGCGTTGACGGACTGAATCTGGCTGGAGTTGAGCGTGCCAGCGATGCTGCCCGCGCTTACGGAGCCGATTTGGGTCGCCGTGATCGTGCCCGTGATCGTCGCCGCGTTGACGGACGTGATCTGGGTGGCCGTGATGCCGCCGCTGATGAGATTCGCCGCGATGCTGCCGGTGATCGCGGACCCGTTCACCGAGGTAATCTGGGTCGCCGTGATACCACCCGTGATGCTGGTCGCGCTGACCGACGAAATCTGAGACGACGAGATGCCGCCCGTGATCGAGGTCGCGCTGACGGAGGTGATCTGGGACGAGGTGATGCCGCCAACGAGGCTCGTGGCGTTCACCGAAGCGATCTGGGACGCCGTAATCGTGCCCGTGATGGCCGAGGCACTCACCGAACCGATCTGCGACGACGAGATGCTGCCCGTGATGGACGACGCACTCACCGTACTGATCTGGTTCGCGATGATCAGGCCGACGATGGAGTTGGCGTTGACGCTCGCAATGTCGTTGGCCGTGAGCGTGCCGGTCACAGACGACGAGGAGGTCACCACCGTCCAAGTACCGCTGACGTTCTGGTAGAGCGTCTGGTTCGAGGTGTTGAGGACCAACGCGCCGACCGGGTAGTTGGCGTCCGGGAGCGACGGCAGGGTGCTCAGGCGGCGGACAACCGAAATGTCGCTCGCGATGAGTCGCTGCGTGTTGAGAATCTGGTCCGTCAACTGGGCACCGACGATGACGCCCGTGATGGAGGTCGCGCTAACGGAGCCGATCTGGCCCGCGGAGATGGACCCGACAATCGTCGTCGCGCTTACGTTGTTGATCTGGGACGCCGTGATGCCGCCGACGATGGTCGTGGCACTCACCGACCCGATCTGGGACGAAGAGATGAGCCCGACGATGGCCGAGGCGGACACCGATCCAATCTGGCCCGAAGAAATCGTGCCGATGATCGAGGACGCGCTGACCGACGAAATCTGAGACGAGTTGATCGCGCCCTGAATGACGCCTGCGTTCACGGAGCCAATCTGGGTGGACGAGATGAGCCCCGAGATCGTGTTCGCGTTGACGGACCCGATTTGACCCGCGGAAATGACGCCCGTGATGCTGGTCGCGTTGACGGAACCGATCTGGGTCGCCGTGATGCTGCCCGAAATCGTGCCCGCACTGACGGAACCGATCTGGCTCGCCGTGATGGTGCCGACAATGCTGGTCGCGCTGACCGAACCGATCTGACCCGCAGAAATCGAGCCGACGATGCTGCCCGCGTTGACGGACCCGATCTGGCCCGCCACAACGGTGCCGGTGATCGAGGAGAACGAGATCGATCCGACCGAGAAATACTGGGTCCAAGTGATCGGCGTGACGCCAATCGTGATCGTGCCGGTCGTCGTGATGACGAAGGACGTGCTTGAATTTGTGGCACCCGAGTCCACGAAAACGTAGGTGCCGGTGACGAGTTCGCCGGTCACGTCGGCATCGGAAGTACGGACCCAAGTACCGTTGCTCCCGGAGCCGAGCGTCTGGACCTCGTACACGCCGTTCTGCGACGGGGTGCTCTGGTCCTTGACGAGGACTCGGTCGTTGGGGGCCAGCGGAATCGTGTCCAGCGTGCTCGGTGCGCCACCGGACAACGTGATGTTGGAGCCGGTCGTGGCTACACGCACCGGGCTAAGGATCGACAGACCCGCAGCGGCTGCGTCGGCGTAGGCTTTGGTCGCCGCGTCGTCGGGAAGAACGGGGGCAGGCAGGGACTTCACCGCAGCACCAGTAATCGTGCCGCCGCTGATCGAACTGCCGCTGATGGACGCGCCCGTGATCGGAAGCGCACCAATCGAGCCGGACGAAATCGTCGCGTTCGTGAAGTTGGAGTTTGAGATTGCGGCGTTCGTGATCGTGCCGCCGCTCACCGAGCCGTTGTTCAGCGAGGCACCCGTGATCGTCACCGCGCCCACCGTGCCTGAAGAAATCGTGGCACCGGTCAGCGTGGAGCCGGAGATCGTGGACGCTGCAATCGTGCCGCCCGTGATGGCGGGGGTCGCGAACGTACCGTTCGTCACCGTCGGGCTGGTGATGATACCGCCCGTGAACGTGGACGTGGAGATCACCGCGCCGCTGATGTTCGGAGCGACGAGGTTCGCGGCGTTCAGCGTGAGACCCGTGATGACGGGGTTGACGATCTGAGCGTTCGTGATCGTGCCGCCCGTGATCGCCACGTTCGACGCGTTCTGAACGGCCATCGTCCCGAGGCCCAGATTCGTGCGGGCCGTGGGGACGTTGGGGAGGTCAGAAAGATTGTTCGAGCGGAGAAGGGCGTCCACCGGACCACCGCCCCCACCTCCACCACCCATGCTGATGTCCTCCAGCACGCGGGAGAAGTAGCACGCGAGCCCCTCGTTCGGCTGGCGCGGGTATCCCGGGATGCCCTCGTCGAGGTTGCACGGGAGTTCCCAGACAATCTGCCCGTCAACGCAGGTCTTGGTGACTTCACCGAAGAACTGCGTGACGAAGTTATCAACCGTGCTGGGCAGCGGCTCGTGCTCGGGATCGCAGCTATTGTTGCAGCAGGACATGGATTAGTAGGAGCCGGGGTTGATGGACAGGCCGAGACGGTACGTCGTGGACGCTGGCAGATTGGTACCGTCAGTCGTGAATAGCGTGATACGAGCCACGGTCTTGGAGTTCGCCCCGTCGCCCCAGTTGTACATCACTGTGATGTTGGCCGCGATCACGTTGAGCGACACCGCAATCGCGGGGCACTTGCGGCCCAGCGCGGCACGCGAAATGTCCACGCTGAATGTTTCGGAGGAGGAGCCTCCCGTCGTGGTGACCGCCGCAGACAGGTTCAGGGCCTGACCAACGAAGTTATTGGAGTACGCCCCCGCAACTGCTGTGGAGTTATCCACGTTGATCAGCGGGTACTGATTCTCGCGGGTGTTGTCAGTAGCGATGTTGTACTGGGTCTCAGTGCCGAACTCGAACGCGGTAGGGCTGCTGCTGTTTCCGCCCTGACGAAGTTGGTTTCCGGTGAATGTGCTGTTTGTGCTCTTGCCTGTTAGCTTAATGCCAACGCTGACTGGGCCAAACAATTCATTTCCGGTGCAAGTACCTTCGTAAACTTCGTCGCCGTAGATGATGTTAGCAGACGAGGTAGACGCGATGAACAGGTTATTCGAGATCAGAGGCGAGGCCACGGCTTCAAGTTTTACTGCAGCCGTTCCAGCCCCTCCGCGGGCATCAATGTGAGTGTTACTCACGGCGAAGAGAGGCATGCGCCCCGTAATGTACCGTCCGTTCCAATCAAGCCCCTGACCTAAGTAATCGGCGTACTTGTTCGCCTTGATATGAATGCCCGTATTTACCGGAACCATTACGCACTGGCTTACGAAGATACCTTCGTTGTTCTTTACTTGAACGTCAGAGATAGTTCCAAGGCTTGCCCAAGAGGAACCGGTCCACTGAAAACCGGCATTCGTTTCGACCTTGACGTAGATCGCTCCAACGATTGCGGTGGAGGGCAGTCCACTCACGGCGGTGCCCATGTTTACCCACGCGGTTGTTGGTTTGTCCCAACGATACCAACTGTTGGTCGCCGTCACAACATACAGCGCGTTCTCCTCCGCGCTTACCGGAAGATTTCCAACCGTGGCCACAGTGGTTACCACTCGACTCACCGTGCTGTTGTTGACGTTCGCAAGACCCGTATCCCAGAAGTTCAACTGACTGTTGATCAGGCTGAAGTTGACGCAGGTGTTCGTCAGACTGATGCCTGTTCCAACAATGCTTGGGTTTCCGCTAATAAAGCATCCGTCCACTGTCGCATTCCACGCCTCATTGAACTGAACGCCGTTGGCCCAGTACAGCGACGCGGTCGGGCTCTCAACCGAGACACGAATGAGACGTGAGCCGGGCTTCTGGTGGTAGCTGGTCGAAGTACCGTGATTGATCGTGACGGCACGACCGCACACCGCGTCAGCTCGCACCGTGAGGTCACGGAACTCCACTGCACGGTTGACAGAAATCGCAGCCGACGCGCCGGTCAGGGTGACCTCGAATCCGTTTGCGGAGGCCGTCGTCTGGTTTATGACGCTCACTCCCATTCCGTCGCCGCGGAAGTAGAGGTTGAAGAACGTCGAGTCGGCGGGAGCCGTTACCGTGATAGCAGACGTGATACAGTAGGTGCCGCGTGGGAAGTAGACGACTGCACGGACCACTGAGTTACCTGCATCCGTGATCGCGACACGAGCCGCCGTGATTGCAGCGTTGATCGCCGTCGTGTCGTCCGTGGTGCCATTGCCGACCGCACCGTAGTCGCGCACGTTGAAGAGCGGGTCATCGCTCCAGACCGTGTCGTAGGCCGTCGCGCTGTTCTTCTTGAGGAACGCAGCCTTGTTGCCCCCAGCGGGGAATCCGAGACCGGCGGGGCCAGTGAAGCCCGTGGGACCAGTGGGGCCGGTAACATTCGAGGCTGCACCCTGCGGGCCGGTGAAGCCCGTCGGGCCGGTAAAGCCGGTGGGGCCGGTGACGTTGGACGCCGCACCCTGCGGGCCAGTGAATCCGGTGGGGCCGGTCGCGCCAGTTGCACCTGCGGTGCCCGCTGCGCCCGTGAATCCCGTCGGGCCGGTCGGGCCAGTGAAGCCCGTAGGGCCGACGTTACCGATGCCGCCGTTCGGGCCAGTGTAACCCGTAAAGCCGGTTGGTCCGGTGGGGCCAGCCACACCCTGCGGACCAGTGAACCCAGTTGCGCCGGTCGGCCCAACGGAGCCAGCAGGACCAGTGAACCCGGTCGGGCCGGTGACGTTCGAGGCCGCGCCCTGTGGGCCGGTAAAGCCCGTGGGGCCAGTCGCGCCTGCGGGACCGGTGGGTCCGGTTACGGTTGAGGCCGGGCCTGCGGGGCCGGTGAATCCAGTCGCGCCCGTGGGTCCGGTCGGGCCAGTGACGTTTGAGGCCGCGCCCTGCGGACCGGTGAAGCCCGTCGGGCCGGTGAATCCAGTCGGGCCGGTGACAGTCGAGGCCGCGCCCTGCGGACCAGTCGGGCCAGTTGCACCTGCGGTACCCGCTGGACCGGTCGCGCCCGTGGCACCTAGCGTGCCTTGTGGGCCGGTGGGGCCAGTGGCACCCTGCGCTCCCGTGAAGCCAGTAAAGCCCGTGTACCCGGTGAAGCCCGTTGCCCCGGCGGGACCAGTCGGGCCTTGGATGGGGCCGACATTATCCCACGAGGAGCCGCTCCAGACGTACCCGTTGCCGTCGGCCAGCACGATGTAGAGGTCGCCGGGCGTCGCCCCTGAGGGCAGACTCGCGATGTTCGGGACGGAGCCCTTCAACACGACGCTTGTGCCCGGAGAGCCCGTGTACCCAGTGTACCCCGTCGGTCCAGTGAACCCAGTCGGTCCCGTGACGTTTGAGGCCGGGCCAGTGAAGCCCGTGTAACCAGTGTAGCCGGTCGGGCCGGTCGCGCCTGCACCGCCAGCGACTCCAGTAGGGCCAGTGTAACCCGTGTATCCAGTCGGGCCAGTGTACCCCGTGCCGCCCCCGCCGCCACCACCGCCAGCAACCGCGTCAACGTACGCCTTCGTGGCCGCGTCGTTCGCGTTTATCGGGTACGGGAGACCCGTGATCGATCCGCCCGTGATGATGACGCCGTTGGCGTTCTGGAACGCCATCGTGCCGAGCATGCCGTACTGCACGAACAGCTCGTTCAGGACGCGCTTGAAATAACAGGCCAGCCCTTCGCCCTCTTGGCGAGGATACCCGGGGATGCCGGTGTCGAGATTGCACGGGAGGCTCCAGACGATCTGCCCGTCAACGCACGTCTTCGTGACCTCCCCAAAGAACTGGGTCACGAAGTTGTCAACGGTGCTCGGCAGCGGCTCGTGCGCGGGGTCACACTGGGTCGAGCACGGTTCGCTGGGGCAGGGGTTGCTGGAGGGCTGGCAAGACATGGCGTGTCCTTAGTATACGACTAGACGAGCAGGTGGGAGAACCCAAATTTCTCCGCCCGGGCCTTCAGGAGCTTACGGTCCTCCTCCACGCGGCTGTAGGCCAGCTTGTGGACCTCGTCCGCCTTGTCCCAGCCGTGCTTGACGGGGTGGTTGTGGGTGATACGGGCGTCCTCGGCCCACGCGTACTTGCCCAGAAGCTGGCAACGGCCCGTTAGCTCGTTGTCGCAGCCTGCGTGGTGGTATCCCGTGTGGAAAAACTCGCCGTCCAGCAGGGGAAGGAGCCTCTTGGATGCCAGCCAGTGGGTCGCGATCTCCCCCTTGGCCCAAATTCCGTCGTTTAGGCCCACCAAGCCGTTCCCGTAGGCAAAACTCCGGTACATCTGCTCCAAAGCACGCCGCAAGAAGCCCTTTTCGGGCACGCAGTCGTTCCCGAGGAAGCAAACGAACTCCCCACGGGACTCTTCCACGCCCTTTTTGACCATTTTCGGGACGCCGGAGCGATTTTCAAAGGAGTCCCGCTTCACGATCACCTCGAAGTTCTTCCACCCAGTCATCTCGGGCAGCGAATTCACGAGATTCGTGAGCTGCTCCTCGCGCCCGAGCGTCGGGATGACGATGGACACCTTCGGGTTGAGGAAATCGAGGTAGAAAATCGAGTCCCGGCGGTACTTTTCGTTCTCCGGGAAGAAGTCGCGGGCCTTTTTCCAGTGCTCGAAGCTGCCCTGCTTGTCCCCGAGCCACCAGAGTGCCCAGTAGAGCAGTTCGTGGGGCTCGTGGCGGTAGTGGTTCGCGTTGTTGGCGTAGAAATCCGACCACGGGATGGCCGTTGCGGCCAGCGCGTACGCCGCCGTGCGCTGCGCGTCGCCCTTCTTGTGGTAGTGGTGAGCCAAACGCATCCACGGTTCGCGCCGCGTGCAGTCGCGGGCCACGGCCTCGTGCCACTTCTGCACCGCCAGAGCCTCGTTCCCGATGTACAAGGCGCATTCGCCTTGGAAGATGACGCTCTGGGTGGCCTCGGTGTACCACCCGTTCATGCCGATGTGCCGCTCGAACTCGTGGTAGGCCGACTTGTACCGGCCAGTGTACAGCATCTCGCGGGCAAGGTAGTGCGAGTTGCGGTCGTTGTTCGGGTTCTGGAAGCAGTCGAGGGCCAGACCGGTGAGGTAGCGGCGGCGGTGGTCCGAGGGCTGCTGCCAGTGCTCCAGCTTGACGATGTCCGGAGGGAGGTACGCCATCTTCGCGGAGCCCGCGAGCACCTCGTGCACCACGCCGACCCAGTGGAGCTTCGTGCGGTTGTAGAACTTGCAGTGCCTGAACTTGACGATCTCGTTGCCGTGCTCGTCGTGGGCGAAGACGAACTCGTACTCAAGCTGCTCGACGCCTTCAGCGATCTTGGCCTGCACGACATCGAGGTCGAGACGCGTGTACTCCTCGTCGCAGTCGGGCATCGCGACCATGTCAGTCGGCGCGAGCGAGGCCGCGAAGTTGCGTGCCTTCGCGTAGTCGAAGAGTCGGTCGCCCTCCTTCACCAACGGCTGCTCTTCGCCGAAAATGAATCGCTCGTTGATCTCCTTGGCGAGGGTCTTGTCGATCCAGAAGAGGAAACGCTCGCCGACCTCGTGGACTTCTACTCCGAGATTGCGTGCGATACTGGCGCTGTCGTCGGTCGATCCCGTGTCCACCAGAATGACTTTTCCCCCGCGCTGCTGGAACTCCTTGAGGGAGGCCAACAGGCGGGGGATGGTGCGGGACTCGTTCCGACAGATCAGTACGATTGAGAAGTTCATCGTAGGTCTGTTGGAATTACGTGTTACCGGGAACGGCGATCGACACCCTTGATGGTGCCCTTGTTCTTGGAAGCGTAGAACACGGCTTCGCCCTTCTTGGCACCGTATTCCTTCTTCATCGCCTTCTTGATCTTCTGTCCCTTTTTGGTCAGCGGCATGGTGATATGGCGTACTACGCCGACCGTCGTACTAACCGCGAGAATACAGAGCTGTCAAGGCGTTTGCGGCCAAATGACGTTGAACGGAAAACCCTCCTGCTGCGGCACGTCGCGCAGTGCTTGGCGGTAGGGTGCCCACTTGTCCTGCGTGGCCTTGGCGATGTCCACGGCCTGCGTCCAGTCGGTGCGGTCCAGCAGGCGGTCGCGTTCAGCGCGGATGATGCGGCCTTGCTCCTCGGCCTTGGTTGCGGCCTCCTCAGCGGTTAGCTGACTGACGACGTAGTTCTGCGTCCAAACGCCGTTGACAAGCAATGCTGGTCCTTCGTCGCGGCGCTGCGTGGCCGGATCAAAATAAGGCGGCGTGACAATCTTGAGCTTGGTGACGCCAAACTTTTCGGCCTGCTCCGGCGTGAGCTTGCGAGCAAAACAAAGGTTATCGTCATCCCACCGCGTCGGCTCGGTGTCGTTGATGTGGCGCACGAACGTGTCGCCCTTGGCTTGGACGTAGCGGAGCATTATTTTGATTCCTTCTCTTTGGCTGCACGCTTGGCCGTCGTGCGGATGACGGCTGCATCGTAAGCCTGTTGATCATCGATCTGCGAGCGAAGTGCGGCCATGATTGACTCGACCTTTTGCATCTGTCCGAGCGTGGAAGCAAGGCGCTGCGCAACGTCGGACTTGAATTCTTCGTCGTCGGTATTTGCCAGCAGGTGCTGGAAGTTGGCGCGGTCAAAGTCGTAGTGAAAATACTCCACCTCGCGGGCATAAATGGCGTCCGCGATTGTGTCGTATTTGTAGGCGCTGGTCAGTTGCGTGTACTTCATGTTACGGGTTGAGTGTGAATGCTACACCGTTGCCTTGGCTTCCGGGCGACGTAGCAGGGTCGCTGAACTTGGTTCCAAAACCCGACGCACTCCACGGATACGCCGTAATGTAAGGACTCGTCGCGTGGGCAACAGCAAGCGCATTCCCAGCCGGATTGAACGCGACACCAAAGGCATTGCCCGTTGGAGTCGTTGCCGGATTGCTGAATTTCGTACCAAATCCAGCCGCGCTCCACGAGTACACGGTAACGTAAGGACTTGTTCTGTGCGCGAGGGCGACAGCGTCTGCGGCTGGACTGAAGGCTACGTCGTATCCGTTGTCCGGTGCTAGTGTAGACGGATTGGCAAATTTAGTACCAAATCCCGAAGAACTCCATGCGTAAGCCGCAATGTACGGGCTAGAAAATTGAGCGATGGCGATAGCATCTCCCGCTGGGCTAAATCTCACCGAACCGCCTTGCGTAAGCAGCGTCGCTGGATTTGAGAATTTTGTTCCAAAGCCTGATGCACTCCATGCGTAAGCGGAGATGTACGGGCTTGAATCGTGACCCACAACGATGACATTTCCTGCTGGATTGAACGCTACCCCTCTACCTCCGCCCAATGGTAGCGTGGACGGATCGCTAAATTTTGTTCCAAAGCCTGACGCACTCCATGGATACGCTGTGACGGATGGGCTGTTGGCGTGTGCAACGGCGACGGCGTCGCTGGTTGGACTGAATGCTACTCTAAGGCCATAACCCGTTGGCAGCGTAGCTGGATTGGTAAACTTTGTACCAAATCCAGATGCACTCCATGGATAAGCGTTTATGTACGGGCTTAGATAGTTAGCGACAGCGATTGCATTGCCACTTGGGCTGAATGCTACGTCGTATCCAGTATTGCTTGGAAGCGAAGCTGGATTTGTGAATTTCGCACCGAACCCAGATTGACTGAAAGGGTAGGCTGTGACGTACGGAGTTGAGTCAGTCGATACGGCAACGGAGTAGGTTAGCGTTGCAGGCGAACCTGTCTGATAAAGGTAGTTGGCCATCCACTTGGTCGAACTTACTTTGACGGCCATTAACGTGTTGTTCGCAGCGACAGGAATTGTGCCTGTCGTACCGTTGCCAAACACTAGGGTGTCGGAAGTGATTTTGACTTCGACTGGTCTGCCTCCATTTTCCACCGTGAACAGCACAACAGTTCCGACCGGAAACGCGACACTGCTGTTGGCCGGAATTGTGAACGACCGCAAAGCAGAATCCGACGCCGGATGGAAAATCTGTTTTCCGGCATCGCTCAAAACGAGCGTGTAGTCGGCTGACTTGCTCTGCTGCGGAAACTGCACGGCGCTGATTGGAGCCGCTGCACTTGTCCACGCCGTGCCGTTGCTCGTAAGCACGTTGCCGTTCGCGCCGGGCGCAACAGCGACGACGTTCGTGGGCGTGATGATGTCGGAGAGGTTAGCCATGACTTAAACGGGTTGGTTGGGCCAAGTGACCTCCCACGGGAATCCGGGTTGGTCGGTAAGATCGCGGAGTTGCTGACGGTAAACGGCCCACGCGGCGCGTTGCTCGGTGGAAATCGGAGCGTCGTCGAGTCGGGTCCAGTCGGTTCCTTGAAGCCGCTGAAGTCGGTTAAATCGCACCTCGCTCGCTTTGCGTTTATCTGTCTCAGCCTTCTCCTCGGCAGTTTGCTCCACGACAGTCCACTGCTGACGCCAGTAGCCTTGCTCGTCGCGAATCGGGTCGCCTTCAACGAGCTTGTTGTAGCGGCCCGTTAGCGTCGGCTGCTGCGAGAACTCGTACATCCCGTAGCCGTGCGGCTCGACATGGTACGGAAAGAGCACCGCCGGGAACGTAACGTCCGGGTGGATCTGCTTGAAATTGTCTTCCAAGAGGGGGAAGCCTGTGGGCTTTCCCTGTTCGTCGAGTTTGATGACCATGACTTAAACGTTTCCTGTGTTCGTTGAAGGGAAAGATCGACCCGTGCCCCAGATGATGCGGACGGCACCGGTTCCTCCTTCAAAGGGGCCACCACCACTTACTTGACCTGCGCCGCCCCCGTAAAGTTGTCCGGTGCCTCCGGAACCGGCTCCACCATTAGCAGAACCGTTTGCTCCTTGGCCTAGTAATCCGACACCGCCGCCTTTATTGCTATTGGTGGCGCTGCTATTTCCACCACCGCCGCCACCTGCTCCTGCGGTAGATTGAACAAAAACGCTTGCTCCAAAAAAAGCTCCGCCAGTACCTCCGTTTCCAGAGTACCCGCCTGCACCGCCGCCGCCGTTATAGCCACTGTCTTGAACGGCACTGCCTCCGTTTCCCCCTCCCGTACCCGTGTACGTTCCTCCTCCTCCACGAGGAGAGCCGAATTCGCCGTTTTTACCGCCTCGTCCAATCGCGGCAGTTGCATTAAACGTAGAGTTGCCACCGTCTTGAAAATTATACCCGCCAGCACCAACCACGACAGTGTAGCTGCTTCCGGGAGTAACTGCGATGTTGTTCGTATAAGCTAGCCCTCCGCCACCGCCACCGCCCCAGTTACTAGTAGCGCCACCGCCACCACCAACGCAGACGACACAAACACTTGTAACCCCAGCAGGAGCAACCCAAGAAAAGGTTCCTTGACCGAGATAAGCCGTTTGCCCAGCAGGTGCACTGCTGCCGACACTAGCCAAAAAGCCTTGTAAACTTCCGCTCATGGTTAAGTGAGTCCGGTACCGCTGATAATCCACTCGGTCGAGGTAATCTTAATGGCCGTGGCTACACCGTTGGCCGCAAGCGTGCGCGAGCCAGTGGTGCCCGCGCCAGCAAGGCGCATCGTATCCGACGTGATGGCGATAGTGACGGTGCCTGCGCCGTTCTGGTTGATGAACGTCAACGCGGTGCCAATCGGGTAAGCAACAGAACCATTTGCCGGAATGGTAAACGTGCGTGCCGTAGTGTCGGCTGACGGATGAAGGATGTGCTTGCCCGAGTCGGCCAGAACTGCCGTGTAGGCTGCTGACTGCGAGTTTTGCGGAATCTCGCGGAAGCCAACCGCGTTCGTGCCGTCCACCGTTAGCGTGTTGCTCGCACCACTGATCGTTTTGTTCGTGAGCGTCTGGCTGGTACTGGTGCTTGCAACGTCTGTCAGGGTGTTGCTGCCGTAGGCGATGGTCTTGTTGGTGAGCGTCTGCACGCCATTCAGCGTGACAGCCGTGCCACCGTTGCCGCCGATCTGAGCGTACACCTCCCACGTCGTGCCGTCGTACACCAGCGTCACGCTAACGCCGTTAATGTTGCAGACGAGATTCTCGGCCAGTCCGCCAATCGTGGAACCGTTGCGTCCCACCGTGAGGTTGTTCGTGCCCCACGAGGCACCGGCGTCCGCGACGACAACCAAGTCACCAACGGACGGCGTAGCGGGGAGCGTTACGGTGAACGCGCCGCCAGACGTATCGGCCAGCACGCCCTCCTTCGCCACCGTCGTGTAGTTGGCGGTCTTGAAGACGTAGTTGGCAACGTTGCCCGCAGGGCCGGTCGGGCCCGTGGCTCCTGCGGTGCCCGCTGGGCCAGTGTAGCCCGTCGGTCCAGTCGCACCATCGAGGCCCATGTACCCAGTCGGTCCCGTGTAGCCCGTGTAACCCGTGGCTCCATCGGCTCCCGCTGGTCCAGTGAAACCCGTGTAGCCGGTCGCGCCTTGGATGCCCTGCGGACCCGTGTAGCCAGTGTAACCCGTGTGACCCGTCGCGCCCTCGGGACCAGTGTACCCGGTGTACCCAGTCGCACCCACAGGACCGGTGTACCCTGTGGCACCGTCCGGACCCGTGAAGCCCGTGTACCCGGTGTAGCCCGTGAAGCCCGTCGCTCCTTCTGGGCCAGTGTACCCCGTGTATCCGGTCGCGCCCGTCGCGCCCGCAGGGCCGGTGTAACCAGTTGATCCGGCCTGCGTGTACGTCACCTGCATGACGGTGAAAATCACCGACGGGACGGCGGGAGCTGGGGTCGTCGCGTTGTTGGCTTCGAGGACAATGTTTACATTGTCCACGGACCACATAATCTCGATGTTATCCCCGGCGACGATGCTGTTCAGCAGGAAGTCCCAAGCAGCAACCTGCAAGGTATTGCTGGAGATGTTGATCCGGGTTGCGGAGTCAGGGATATCGACACCGTTCTTGCGGAACCAAATTTGGATGGTTTCGCCCGTGCCGCCACCGCTACGGTGGTTCAACTGAGCCGAGAACTGAATGTCGTACGTCCCCGGATTCACGAACGTGATCTCGGAGTTATTGACGATGGTGACACCGCTGGAGTACGCGGTGTTCGGTGCGGTCATCGCGTAAGCCGTGTTCGGCAAAGCCGCGACTTGATCCACCGTGCTGTAGAAGGAACCGTAGTGGGCCACCGCGCCGCCGACGCCAGCGGGGCCGGTGTATCCGGTGAAGCCCGTGTACCCGGTGTAGCCCGTGTACCCGGTCTCGCCCTGCGGGCCGGTAAAGCCCGTGGCTCCGGTGTACCCCGTCGGGCCGGTGTACCCAGTTGGACCCTGCGGCCCGGTGAAGCCCGTCGCGCCCTGCGGCCCAGTGGGGCCAGTGTACCCGGTGTACCCAGTGTGGCCTTCAGGCCCAGTAAAGCCCGTGTAGCCGGTTGCACCCGTGGCCCCGAGCGGACCCGTGGGTCCGGTGTACCCCGTGAAACCCGTCGCGCCCGTGGGGCCGACAGGGCCGGTCGGGCCTTGGATCGGACCCACGTTGTCCCAAGAAGAGCCGTTCCAAACGTAGCCGTCACCGTCCGCCAGAACGACGTACAGGTCGCCTACAGCCGCGCCAGCGGGGAGATTGGCCACGGTGGCCACGGAGCCCTTCAGGACGACGCTCGTGCCCGCAGGACCGGTGTAACCCGTGTACCCTGTGTATCCGGTGAATCCAGTGGCACCACGCGGGCCGGTAAAGCCCGTCGGGCCAGTTACAGCAGGCCCAGTGTACCCCGTGGGGCCAGTGGCACCCTGAGAGCCTGTGTAACCCTGCGGGCCGGTGTAACCTGTGGCACCCGTGTACCCAGTCGCGCCCGTCGGTCCGGCAGCGGTTGAGGCGGGACCAGTTGCGCCCGTAAAGCCTGTGTAACCCGTGTAACCAGTCGGGCCGGGCGATCCGGGGATGCCGGGGACGCCCTGATTGCCTTGCATTCCGGTGTACCCAGTCGGGCCAGTGTAGCCCGTCGCTCCGTCGGTTCCCGGGGCACCGTTGTTGCCCGCCGGACCGGTGTACCCCGTCGCGCCAGTCGGGCCGGTGGGGCACGAAGCATCGTGAGCGCAGTCAGCGAAGTTGCCGTAGGACGGGCCGCAGTTCGTGGGGTTCCGGAATTTCATGGGCGGGCGAAAATGTGGTGAATGGTCTGCTGGACGACCCAGCCAATAATACCTACGACAGTGGAGAGGGCGGCGATCCCGCCCAGAATCTTTGATCGGTAGGCGAGCTGTGTTTCTTCGAGGTCTTTGATCCGCTTGTCCTGCGACGCGAGCAGGGCTTGGATGTCAACGAGGCGTTGTTCGCTCTGCTCCAGTTTCAGAAGCACCGAGGCGAACATCGCATCGACGGATTTTAGGTTGACCTCTTGGCTCATTTTTTATCGGCCCTTCCCTTGTAGTAAGAAAGTCTGGACAGGGCGTAAATAACAAAGAGCGATCCGATTCCGGCGAAGAGGATGATCCGCTCGTTGCCCACAAACAGGGTCGGTCCGAAGATTAGGGTCAGGCCAATCGCTGCCGTGGCCATCTGGACCTCCTTGCCGCCGCTGATCGCGATTCGGACCGCTGGGTGGAACATCGCTGCGGCGACGAGTAGCAGGGCGATGCCTACATACTGGACTGGCTGAAAGCTGGCGAGCTTGGCGGAGATTTCCCGGGACGTGTCCTTCTGCGCGGCCCCGATCTGCTGGTTCGTGTCCCGGGTTGAGGACACCACCTTCACCGTGCCTGCCGGGATCACTTCCGTCACCTTGGTCACGGACCCGTCCGCGAGCTTCGTCTCCGTCACCCGCTCGGTGGGCTGGGCGAAGACGTACTTCTCTTCCCTCACGTCTCGGGTCGTCTGGGACGACGGCGTGGATGGGTTGTCGGGCGGCTCCAGCGTGAGGTTCACGTCAGCCGCGAGGTTGCCCACGGGCTCGATCTTCGCGGCCCCGCCCTTCAATGGGCGCAGGGCTCCGGTGGAACACCCGGAGACGAGCAGCCAAGCGAAGACGAGGACACCGAACTTCATGTCCTGAGTATACGACTTCCCGAGCAAAAAGAAACGCCCGCCCCGGTCGAAACCAAAGGCGGGCGGCGGCTCTGAGGGACTATCTCAGAGGGGGTAGGTTACAGCCCGAGGCTGGTCACCGGACACGCGGTCACCTCGAACTGCAAGCAACGCTTGTACAGGATCGGCGTGACAGCCGCCGGACGGACCGGCTGGTAGGCGCGGGTGATCTCGTACTTGTGCCAGCCGAAGTCGCCGTACATGTTCTCACAGTTGTCCAGCTCGTAGTGCCACTGCAGCTCACCCATGACGAGCTGCGGAGCGAACTTGAACGAGCCTTCGCCCGTGTAACGCTCCGGCACCAGACGCTTGAACGAACCGGCACCGATCAGGAAGCCGACCTCGAAGGGAGCAGCGACCCAAGCCGGGTTGACGCGAGCGGCGGTGCCGTTGGTCGTCGCGACGCCGATGAACGGCTCGACGAAGATCGGCTGGCCGTTGATGTCGAGACCGGACGCACGCAGCGGACGCTGGTCGATACCGAAGCTGACGCCACGGTAGTTGCCGAACGTTTCCCACGAGTAGCTCGTGAGGGCGCGTTCGCCGGACTTGAAGGAACCGGTCGTCAGGGCGATCAGGGTCTCCTTGACGCCAGCCTCCTGACGGAACTGCTCGATGATGTCCACCGAACCGATGAACTTGTAGTGGGCACCGTTCGTGCCGTCAGCAAACATCTCATCGAGGATGGTGTCCTTCTTGTAGCGAGCGACCGCATGCAGGGCCGAGAACGTGAGCTGGCCGATGTTGGCCGCCGGGATGTTCGCGTACTGGATGTCGATCTGAGCCTCACCACCGGTGAAGAGCTGGCTGAAGCCGTAGGTGCTGGACAGGCCAGCCACGAACTTCGTGCCCGAGCGGTCGTGCAGGGTCGCACGCACGTCGGTGTTCATGTACTGAACCATCAGCTTCTTCAGCGAGTCCTCCGCCATCGTGTACGAGCCCTTGTAGGCCGCGAAGCCGTTCTTCACGCACACCTTGGGGCCGATACCGCGCTTCGTGCCGAGAGCGTAGCTGTACTCGGTCGTGGCGACGTTGTCCTGCGAGTCAACCGGTCCGCAGACGGTCGCGGTCGTGGCGAACGTCGGGCGAACGAGGGAGTCATTCGGGAGGGCCTGATCCTGAACGACGGAGCGGACCGTATCCGAAATACCGGACGGGAACACACCACCCTCAAGGACGTTGACCCACGGGGAGTTGTAAGCAAGTGCCTTGGCGATCTGGCCAAGCACGCGATTGGTGTCCTTCGTCGCAAGAGCGCGAGCGGCGATAGGACCGAAGCAATTAGAAACAGCCATGATAAGATGCCCGAAGAATGGATAGTCTCACCGTGCTTGGGCACGGCGCGGCGAGAAGGGAAGTGAACGCTACTCCTTCGCCAGACCAGCGGCTCGGACAATCTTTAGGGTCGATGGACGGTTGAGCACTCCGGCCAATTTAGGCTCGCCCTAGTATACGCACTTTTTAGAGCGTAGTGTAAAATTTTTTACCTTACTCGCCAAAAAATCGTTTGCGGACAATCTGAAGCCCGCTGTCGTCCTTGATGCCGTGCACGAACGCGTACTTGGTCCCGGGTTGATAGAGGTCCGCCGTGGATACGTTCTGACCCCGGTAGAGGTTGAGCATCTGGTTGCTCTTCCACCAGTGGCGACTCAAGCGATGCGCGTGGTACACGTCCCACCCGATGTGCGGTGCCGAGCCCTCAAGGCCGGGGACGCGGTCGCAGAGAGACGGGTGGAACAACATGTTGCCATTGATGTGCCCTACAGGGCTGTGGTGCTCGGACCACGCTCCCATGACCAGCTTCTTGTCCTCAAGGGCCATCTTCCACTCCCGCTCGATGCGGTAGAGCCAGTTCCTCTGCAGCGGAAGGATGTCCGCCTCCAGTAGCCAGACCCCCGTGACACGCTTCCACTCGCCCCTGTTCCACTTCTCCTGCGCCAGCATGAAGGCGTCCGAGGCCATGCCGTTGCACCCAGCGGGCCATCCCACCTCCTTGCGTCGGCAGGTGTGCGTGTAGAGATCGAACTTGCGGCCAACGTACCCGAGGGTCTCCTCGTCCACGGGCGACGCGTCGAAACGCCGTAGAAACATGAACGCGAAGCTGTCGTCCTTCTGCGGCTGCAGGTCTGCGATGAGCCGGGCAACGGACTGAGCCCGCTGCTTGTCTCCCTCCCAGTACTGCATGCAGAGGACGATCATCGCCCCCGCGTGTTGTGTGCGCCGTAGCAGGCGAATCCGATGTGCCCGCAGTGGACCGACAGGTCAACGTACGACTGGTGCCCAGCGATGCCCGCACGGATGCCGAAGGTCTGGTCCTCGCCCTGCTGCAGGCGTGAGTTCTTCACCGTCTCCATCTTGGTCTCTTCGAGCTGGGTGCGGATGTCGTCGAACAGACGCTCAACTTCCACGAGGTCTAACTTCCCCTCGCGCACGCGCTGGTACGCGCCCGTGACCTGCTCAGATAGACCGTTGATCTTGTTCACCGCGGCGTCGTTCGCGTTGGAGAAGTAGTGCCACGACTCCGTCGGGTGCGCTGGCGCAAGGTTGGGGAACGTCTTGCGAAGATCAAGGTACACCTGACGGTGCACGAGCAAAGCACCCGTCGCGCACCACTTCACGGGCTTCAGCTCGTCAATGGGGCCGTTGTGCACGCGGTTGTTCTCGGCGACGCTCTCGGGGGTACTCAGCATCGCTTCGTAGAACATCGCACGCCCGTTCGGGTTGCGACCGAAGTAGGTCGCGCCGACGAGGGACTTGTTGTGCGAGAGGAGCGCGTTCAGCGTGTGCTTGCCCGCGTACTTCTCAGGCAGGTTGAAGCCCGTGAAATGGTTGAACCAACCCGCATTCCCAAACGGAAACACCATGTCGTCGTCTGTCCAGAAGGACCACTCGACGCCCGTCTCCAGAAACTGATCCGCGAGGACGTTGCGTGCGTGGTGGATGAACGCATCGTTGTGCCGCATGAGGGCACCCATCTTGTCGCGCTCCAAGAGCCCGAGGA